ATCCTTTTGATATTTTTTGATTTGGATTCTGGAATATTATTCTTAAATCTATATCAGGATTCGAAGCTAATATATTTTTCATTTTTTGTCGATCGGTACTAGTCCATCTACCTTTAGTTTCAATATACATTGTTTTGCCGTCTTTTTTCATAAAAATAAAATCAGGCGTATATTTTGAATTTTTTTGCGGAACAATATAACGTAATGTTTCGGTTTCATAATTTACAGGATATTTTGCTTCTTTGATTTGATCTGCTACTTTTAATTCTAATCCAGATCTATAACCATATTTATATGCTGCCTGTCGTTGTTTATTATTAGAGTGCCAATGATTTTTCATAACTATTTCCTTTATTTATATATTTACCAGTCTATCATAACTAGATTACCATTCCAAGACATAATATTTTCAGGTCTAAAATCTAATGAATATTCTAAGTCACCAATTCCGGTTTTTTTAACTTGTTGTTCTAATGCTCGTAAAAATGTAATAATTCTAGGATTATAATTTCTAGATGCTTCGGTATTTAAAAAATCAAATATACTAGTTTCTAATCCTTGGCTTCTAGCAAATTGTTTATAATCCTCATAATATCTATCTAATTCAGACTTTAAATTTATTGGCAAATCACTAGCACGATTCATGATATATACACGTTTTTTTGAATCTGAATAATATACAGGAATAAATGCATCAAACTCATTCTGCCGGCCAACTATAACATCAGCTACAGCAACTTCGTCAGGTTCAGTTGTAATTTTAAATAATAAATCTTCTCCGTTAATAGAATATACTTTTCCATTATCTCCACTACCTAAAAATGTTAATTCTTTATTATTAATTTTTTTTAATAAACGATTAGCATCATCTACTGATATTTCATTCAAAATAGTTTTTAATTTTAACATTATAAAACTCCCCTAGGTTTATCTAAATCTATTTTAATTTGAAAATTTAAATCAATGTCATCTCTATTTTTTATAGGTGTACCAGTTTTAGCAATCATTATCATTTGACCTTTATCATTATATAAGCCAATTGTAGTTATATACGGATTAAATAAGCTACTTGTTACAAATGATTTCATATTAATATTATCATCCAGTAATGTAGTAGGATTCAATGTTGCATTAAAGTCTCCTTTTTCAATTGATAAAAAAGCTGAATGCTCATATCGGGTAACTGTACTTTTATATGTAATTGTATAATTTGAATTAACTAAGTCTTTGTAAAGATAGTTTGGACTAGAAATAATAAAAAATCCAGATTTATCAAATATATTTCCAACCCGATTTGTTTGTAATATTTGGTTGTCAGCTTCTGATCTATTCCCTAATGAATTTATTTGATTTTGTGTCAATGATTTATTATAAATTCGAAGTTCATCTAAATTTGCATTTAAAAAATTTGAATTAGTATTTTTAAATCCACCAATTGAAAGATTATCATTATTATTAATATATACAGAAGAAGTAGTTAATATGTCAATAGGAGTAGTTATAAAATTAAAGCTCCCGGAATTATTTTTAATTGTATTAGTAAATATTTCTAATTGACTTCCAGACTTTTGACATAAAACATGATTCCAGTTATTTACACTTATAGCTGATGAAGTTATCGAAGCAATTAAATTTTGTGATCCTTGTGATGAAAATATTAAATTTCCAGAACCAGATAATTCAACTTTAAATGGATATTGTTGACTTACTGAAGATGTAGTTTTACCTAATATTAATTGACTAGATCCAAACTGGTTAGAATTTGGTTTTATATAAAATGAGATTGAATAATCATGATCTCTGTCATAATATCCATCTAAACTTGTTTCAATATAACTTGAAGCAGTGAATTGTGCTGATAATCCAATTGGTGATTGTTCACCATTTATAGTAGTGACACCAGATGTAAATACTAAATTATTATAATTTATATATGGAATTCTTGTTGAATCAAAATATTCATTAAATCCTTCATAAAACGTTTCATATTTAACAAACGATGATGTATTAACATTAATATCAAATATATTTCCAAATCGATCTGAATTTAATGTCAATCCAGAGCTAGACACATATGTAAATGAATCTGGCTTAATCCCATCTCCAAATTTAATTTGAGGTATACTAAAAACTGATGCAGACTCGTATAGAAATTTTGAAGTTTTATTTAAATCAGTAGGTCCATATGTCTTATTTGGCTCATTTTTATATCGATAGAATAAATGATTAATTGAATAATATGTTTGAAATTGAAAAGACCCATTAGAATTTAATGGCGATGTAAATAATACACTAGCAGACACATTTGGTAATGTCTTTTGATAAATTCCTAATAATGGCAAAAAATTATTAGATTCTGCAGAAGCAGATGTAAACGAAAAAGTTTTATTTGCTTCAAATGGATTAACTTTATAATTTACAGGATCTATTTTTTTAAATACTGTAGGCGGTGGCCCGTAATATGTAGTTATGTCTGAATCTTGATTGGTCATAAAAGTAAAAAACCCGTTATATATTTAATATAAATATAACAGGTTTTAAATCAATGTAATTTTTTACTAAAAATCTAATTTAACTCGTACTAACGCTTCTCTAGAAAATGACTTTAATAATGGTTTACTTAATTTAGCTACTGCTAATAATTGATTAGAGTCATTATATAATCCAACTGTGGTAATATATGATTTTGGATTATTAACAAAAGATGAATTTTTTAAGTCGCCTGCTGATCCAGTTACAAAAGAAGGATTATTTGAAAAGTTAAAACTTCCGTTTTTAATTCTTACAAAATAATGTGTACTAGTAATTTCTTGTTCATTTCTTGCTTCAAATCCTACATTACCGCCAGCAGCTGCAGCTGATCCAGATATAGAATTAAATAATAAAAAATGATTATTACCTTCTGCATTTGCAGAATTAGATGCAGAAACATTAGTTTCAAAACCTAATTGTTGATCTAACATTTTTCCATCTAAAATCATTACTCCATGTAACGGATAAAATAATCCGTAATATATTGGATTTGATACATTATGTACTCCATTATCAACACTTCCAGAAACAATATTATAAACCACACCTGATTCAGTTGTTGTTCCGCCTATATTAATCGATGAATCGTCAATTAATGTAATTCTAGAAGTTCCAACTGTTACACTTCCAGTAGCATTAGTCGAATGAGCTGTTATATTCTGTAATGGAATTTCCCAATTACCAAAATCAATTGATTCTTTTTGTCTAGCTCTTTGAATATTTACTGCATATATAGAATCAGTACTTCCAGAACCAGCTGTAATAAATCTTGTAGACGTTTTATCTAATAATAATTGTTTGTATTGAGAATATACTGCTTGTGATGATGGACTTTCTAGTGTTCCTAATTTTGAAGATCCATTTCCTGTTGCGTTACCATATGCTAACGCAAACTGAATTGCCCTTGTCTCATCTGTAGTTGGAGTATTAAATACCTCAACATAATGTCTTGTCTGTGACACTGTTTGTACAGACGATGTAAAAAATGTAGATAATGTTCCAGTTCCACCAGACCATAATCCTGCAGTTACTAATTCTTTTTGTTGGGAAACAACGTCTTCAAATTGATCAAATCTAGAATATGTTTGTCCAGAAACATTTACAGTTGTCGTAGGAGGAGGTCCTGTAGGCGGTCCTGTAGGCGGTCGTAAATTTTGAGGTGCTGTTTGCTTTTGATTTGGTAATCTTTTTAGATTTTTAATTATTTTCATTTTTTTTAATTCCGTTTCTATATGCTACGTGTTGTCGGAGCTATATTACTAGCAACCGTTTGTTTGTTAACAGTTACATTAACTGTGGTACTACCACCTGTTTCATTTGCAATAATAGTAACCGTAGTTGTTTTGTCTACTAAAAGATTTTTTGCTGTAATTTGGAATGCAAATCCAGCTACTGCAACACTTTGTGCATCTGCACTATTTCCTATTGCAGTTGGGGTAGTAGGTAACGTACCAGGATTAGCTAATTGTTGGACTACACTAATATCAGCAATTGTGCTATCACCTAAAATAGCTGTATAACCAAATGTAGAGTTACCAGATGCAAAATTACTAGTATTTGGTGTTATAACTGCAGTGTCACCTGCTGATTGTAATGTTATTGCCGGCATTGCTACTGTTATTACTGGTATTCTTGTTGTTGTCTTTGGTAATGTAACTAACTTATATTTTAATGCCTGAGTTTCATCAGGTATTGCTTCAACCAAAGGCATATCTTCTATTAAAATACCATAATAACTAGATCCTAATGGATGATTAATATTCCATAATCCATAATCTACTTCATCGTCGCCTAATGCAAATTGTGTTATATTGAAGTCAGAACTACCAGCTGCTAATAATTCTCTTCCTTTTTTTGTTAAAATAGCATCAACTGTAATTGTACTATTATTTAAATATCCCATTGTATGTACCTTTTATTTCTAATAAATATTATCATATAAACTTTTTGTTAGTTTTATTTAAAATATTCACCTGGTTCTTCTCCAGATTTTCTTTTTCTTTTTCTTTTTTTAATTTCACGAATTTTTTCTACTACAAAATTTCCTTTACTACTAGGAGAGCTAACAACAATGTCATTTGGATTAACATCTGTAAATTCAACTACAGGCCCAGCGTCAACTGTTTTATAATCTCCATCGAATCTTGTAGCATTAATATTAAAATCTTTACCAATTAATTTGCTTCCGTTATATCTATGATTTGCAGTACCTATAGGTAAAAAGTCTTGTATTTCAGCAAATGATCCGGTTAAATTAAAATATTGAATTATTCCAGAACTAATTGCTCCAGAACTACCATATGTAGAAGATCCATATGTTCCAGATCCATATCCTCCTCCACTTGTAGTTGTACTAGAAGATTGTATCATTGTTTTAGAAATTGATGAAACTCTAGAGCTAGTAATAGTTGGTAATAATGCTTCTGAAGTCCAATAAGGCGTTGATCCAGTAACCCAAGATCCAGAATATCTATATATAATATCATATGAATATTGAGAACCATCATATGATATACTACTAGTTAAATTTGCTATATAGTCTATAGCAACCGACCCAGTAACTATAGATGCATCATATGAATTTACAACTAAATCAGATTCTAACGAAATATATGAAGATGTAATATTCTTATTCTCATTAGATATAATTAAATTCCCATTATATGTTTCATTGAACCTTTTAATAGAATTAATAGTATCTGTACTGTCTTTGCTTCGTTCTAAGAGATTTGGTTGTATTAATAATCCAGTTACTTTTTCAACCCTAGCCGGTAATAACTGTTCAATTTGAGAAAAGAATGATAAATCAAATAAACTAAAAACTCGAAGAAATTCATTAATATTATTCTTTTTTGTATATTTTTTCCAATATGTTTCAGAAAACTTTTCTAATGCTGGATATGATCGTGAATCTTGATCTGCTGGATCTCCTATATAATCTTGTAAATCTATAAATCCTAATTGTGCAATAATATCTTCATTAATCATTGTTTGCGGAGAATAAAATATTCCTAGCCTAGGCGAATCTAAAGGAGATTTATCAAATTGACTTTGTTCGGCTCTATTATCCGGAGATAAATTATTTACTAATATATTATTTTCTATTCTAATTTTATTATCGTCTAAAGTATCATTTCCTATAGAAATAGCATCATAATAATATATTTCTTCTTGTGAATTATATGGTTCATTAGACGACCAATTATTAAATGATGCTGATATATTAGATACTTTTGGCTGTATTCCTTGTAAACTAGATGTTGTATTATGATTAACTTTTTGATTTAATGGAAATCTAGATATTAACTCTTCATATGTATCTAGATTTCCATCATAGGCCCCGGGAGCTTTTGTATGATTTGAAAAAGGAGCTATATCTAAACTAGAACTCCATAATCGTAATTCTTGTAATTGACCATATAATCGACTGCCCCCTAACGTTCCACCTAATGTTATAGTTCCATTATTAGGAAAACTTCCAGTAATAGATGCAGACACAGTTGATATAATTTTTCCATACTTTGATTTTTGTGCTAACACTTCTAACGTGCCATTACTGCCACTCCGCAACAATGTGTTAATATATTCTCCATCAAAACAATCGATTAATCCAGACGCAGTTGTATTAACTCTAATAGTACCCAACGTTCCACTATTAAAATCAATTGTAACATTGTTTCCGCCTATAGAAAATAAATTCTGCACAGATGGTAGCGAAGGATTAGTTAGTACGTTATCAGTTCGGAATCTTACCTCTACAGCCTGGATTGGTTGTGTATAGTCTACAGTTACTGTCCCAGCTGTGTTATTTATTAAATCTAATGCATAATTAAACTCGTTTTTTTCATATATAGGAGCTCTTTTTATTCTAGGGCCTCCATATTCATTAATTGATATCATTGATTGCGGAATACCATAACATGATAACATAGCTTTTATACTACGCTTTGTTCCTTTAGATTTTAACAACAACGGTAAATTATTAACAATACGTCTCCATATACTATGAGTAGTATCTCTTTTTGAAACTGCAGGATCACCCACTGATAATGACCCCGTTGTAGGAATTCCTTGCTCATCAGTGCCATACAGATATTCCCATA